TTGTTTATCTGAGGCTGACCTTGAAATCAGTTCGTTAATACGAGCATCCAAGTTCTTATTGATCCTCTGCTCAACAGCGGAGAGGTCTTCCTTGCTAACCTTATCCATCTGGATATCAAGGACTCTTGTCTCAAGAGCTTTGAAGTCTGCTTGCTGCCCTTGATAAATCATAAACAGGATAGTGACGAACAGGCTAATCAGCCCAAGCGCCAATCTCTCCCACAAATTACTAATCTTTGTGTTAACGTCATTTAGACTCATCTTTGACAGCGCCCTTATAAATAAGCAACTTTTCTTGCTTGTTCTTTTTGATCTTCTCTATTTGAAGTTTGTATAATCCAATACACTCAACGTTACTACGATATCCTTGAGCCAGCTCAATCAGACTTTCTCCAGCAGGAGTTGCCTTACAAGGATGAATCAAGAGACTATCGGGCGGTGCAACGATTGTCGTCTGGTTCGACGTTGCAATAAGCCTCTCTGAGCAAGCTGACAAGCTCAGGGCTGAGAAGAGCACTATTGGGAATAACATTAGTTTCATTATTGGTATTCTCTTTTTGTGTAGGAGGGGTTAGATACAAAGGTTTACTCTTAGAAAGCTTATCGAGCCTCTCTTTGAGATTATCCATTTTATCTTGAAGCTCCTTCTTCTCAGACGTTAGTTCTACAATGGCAACGTCATCTACCTTGCAAGATAGTTCCTGTTGTTTCAAGGAGTTTTGAAGGCTTAGATTAGCTTTTGCACAATTGCTTAAGTCGCGCTCAGCTACAGCAAGATCGCCTTTTAAGCTGTAAGAATAGTAAGCAAACAACCCTGTTGACGCTAAGAAAACAAGGTTGCTTACAAACAATACTTTGATCAGCGGAGAAGAGAGGAAACTAAACATCTTTGCTTTCCTTGGGAATCTCTGATTCCTCCCAGAACATCTTCCCATCATTCTTTAAGTCTTGGTCAATAAACTTACCAACCATCCCTATTACAGCAAAAATGGAGGCTGTTGTTAGCAGCCCCCAGAACGACATATAACCAGACACAACACCAAGGATAGCTAAGCCACCCCAAGAGAGTGTAGAAAGGATGATTGCAAGCAGAGAAAGAAATGAGTAAGATTTAAGCTGAGCTTTCCAATCACTTATGATCTTCATTCAAAAGTCCTCGTTCCTTGACCCCTTCCAAGCACATTTCCTTTTCAGCGGCTCGCCTTTTAACCAACCCATTTAGCCTCTTTCCGCCAGCATAAACCCATTTATCAAGCTCTTTACAAGCAGCTTCAAATTCCTTTTGATTGAGTTTTTTGAGAAGGGTGGACTTGCTGAATGCTCCAACACCAAGATTGTATGTGAAGGAGAGATACGCAGCATGTTCCTTGTCAGTCAAAGGCACGCGGACATACTTCATCATCTGCCTATCATGCTTCACCAGTTCGTGGGCGAGAGATTCTAAACATTGCTCGTCCGTCTTGTAATCTCCTTTCTTAACCCCTCTTGTTTCCCCGTAGCAAATTGTCCAAATTTTAACTGGATCGGGGTATGCTGTATTCCTTTTTCCTTCAAAGTGTGCTACAGTTCCAGCACCTGCTAAAACAATAGCAGAACTTAAACCTAACGCAGCTAATTTTTTAGCTATTTTTTCATTAAATTTCATGGAGTACTCTTATGGGGAAAAATTACATCAGAGGGGACTTTGGATTGGATGGCCGATTTTTGCTGCTATCGGATGATCATCCAGCCTACCGGACCACCCGCAAATGCCGTGTCAGTGTTGATGGTAAACCCTGAAGCGGTTTTGTTTGACCACCACAACTTTCGGTTACCGTCGCCCGATAAAAACGGTGTGTAATTCGCGTCAGGCTCAGCAGTGGTGAAGGTTACGGAAAAAGTCGTGCCAGATGCAGGCGTTACCGTCCCTCTAAAGTTACTCCCTACGGTATCGCCACCGGAAAGGCTCTTAACGTGTTTAGGTTTTAGAATTTGAAACTCACCGCCGTGGAGCAGCATGCCACCGCCAGGTGCCTGTCCAATAAAGCCGTCTACCCGACCGTTTGTATGAATGAGTCGGATGGAGCCGACTTGCTTGGCGTCAATATCCATTACAGGATTCGGACCGGAAGCGTTCCTGAATCTGACGGTGTTAAAATTGACCTGTTTTGCCGGAATGTTGGAAGGCGTTACAGCTGAATCCAATACATTCACGTAAAGGTCATTCGGGTTGACCTCAAAACTAGTAATCGGGAGTACGTAAGAGTTACCAACAAAGGTAGGCGGGACAGACGGCTGCGAGGTAATACCGTCAAATTTAATCACGGTATCGAGCTTTTCAAACCGAGACCCGATCACACTCGGGCCTCGAAGCGTGACCACTGGTGAAGTGCTCTTTACGGTGATGGCTGTCCCGGAGTCCTCGAACGCCGTAGTGTTGATGATGATGCTACCGGGCAGGTAGGGAGTCGATGCCGCAGTGTCGTTTTGCAGAATGATGGCAGAATCACAACTGTGAAAGCTACTCTTGTCGAAAATCGTTGCGTTCTGCGATCCAATCATATCGACCCCAATCGGGATACGGTTCGGCTTGGCTGAAGAGGCCCGCCGCGTCCAAAACTTTGTAAAGGTGTTCCAGAAATTACCCGTGTCGATATTCGCACTGTTGAGCTGCTTCATTCTCACAGCGGCAAAATTTGGGTTCGCACTGTTGGCTAAAAGGCTAAGGCAGTAGAAATCACCCCAGAACACATTCCCATCCAATAATACGCAACCCTGGGCGACGTTGTTGTCTTCCATGTTGAAGTGCAACCCCCGAATGGAGGGGTTCATGCAGTTCCTCATGATTAAGGAGTAGAAATCCTGGTCATTATTGATTACCACCCCGTCAGCTTGAATCTGTATTCCGTTCTTGTTGAGACCGTCCAGCACCATCGGTTCTGCCAAGTCGTAGACCCCCGCAGGTATAGTCAGTTTGTAGTGATCTGTAAAGTAGCTGTCACCGCTGGCTGACTGCAAGGCACGATTGAACTTGGCCCCAAGGTCAGAGCCATCGAAATCTAAAACCGATACTGACTCAAGTAGTTTACCGCTGATAGTTCTTTGAGAAGCTCCGTCCTCTGGGCGAACATACCCAACAAGAGAAGCTCCGTCATCCGCTGCCAGCTCCTGTCTCAGCGCATCCGTATAATTCGCAGCATTAGCCTCTGCTACATCTAGTTCTGTAACCTTAGCAAAATACGATTCGTCTTGATAGGCTGCGGAACCTAAGCTTGACAATGCAAGCTCAATAGCTCCTAAATCTGCTTCTATTTCCGAAGCATTTTTAACCTCAACCAAAGACTCACCGTTGAATTGATAGAGCTGCCCAGTTGATTTCAGGGCTACAATGAACCATTTAGGCGTTGGAGAAGAGAGGTAAGTTCCTCCAACGACAAAGTATAGGCGGTTATCTGTCGTAAGGTAATGTGCTTGACCGTTAACAGGAGGTGGTAGGTTGTCTGTGATACTGTCAACATTCCTGTCAAAAAGATAAGAAAATTTAAGTATGTTTTGGTCCATACCTAAATTCCAATTATCTTCTCCAAAGTCCCACCCGTATTTACCTTCGACAAAAGGACTAGTTCTTTGTGGCATAATTTTAAACTCCGATAGCTAAATAACGTGCCGCGTTATTTGCGGTCCTAGCACCACTCTCGTTCCACAAAGAAAACGAAAAACTAGTATTATTGACAACCCCTGTTGTTGCTATCAGGGGGGCTGGCGTTATACCTGGGAACAAAAAAATACTGTAGATGGTGCTAAAGGGTATTGAAAAATTACTAACAACGTCCTCAGTCCTTGAAGATATTTGTCCTGTACTCCCCCATTGAATAATCACCCCCCCGGGAAGTTTTTGAAAACCATTGGGCGCTATACTTTGGTTCAAGCCTTTAAAAGCTTCTTCCAAACGAAGAGGACTCAATAGTGTGGCGTTGCTGGTCCGAGCTTGGGCTTGTGCTGTAGAGGCAATAGTTGTTTTATTATCAACCTCAGTTTTAGTGTAAGTTTCTGCTTTACTGTAAACATTGAGGTTAGTACGAGCATCCGAAGTACTTAAAAGATCACCCAGATTCTGATCTTTAGCTAAGAACTCTGCATCTGCCTCAGCTTTGGTGTAGAAGTCGCCAGCTGCTGCAAAAGCAATATCCCAGTAGGTGTTCAGTGTGTCCAATTCTGGATTTTGACCAGAGTGGGTTACTTTGGCGCGATAAATAGTCCCGTTAGTTGCACCTTGGGTATAACTGGTATCTGCTTGATATTCAGTTTCAGCATCCCAAACTGCAATACCGTGTTGATTGATGTGTGCGATTGCTTGGTCTTGCTTATTCTGAATATAGTTTTCCCACTGACGCGGGGGAACCTCTACACCCCACCCTGTCTGATATTTAGTGTCACCCGGATCAAGGATGTCACCACCGGAAGCCCACAGAAGGTTAAGCTTGCTGGGTTTCAAAATATTTGGCATTACTTATAATTCCTCGTTGAATCATTTTAAAATAGAGTAGCGTATATACCACCACCCACAATAGAGCGGTTGCCACCGTAGTACAATCCGTA